CACAACTCGGCTTCCCCCACAAGGCAACAAAGGCCCCGCCAGCAGTAGGTTTTACGCTGCTGGCCGCCATCCAAGCTGAATGCTGACGCGCTTGGGGCGTCCTGAACGCTTCAAGTGATCTTCAGATTCACTTCCAGATGGCATCCGGAAGCTAGGCTCATTTCGAGCCAAGCCAGGACGATAGCAGGGGACTGAGAGAGAGTTACTCTCTATCACCCCTTGTGGACTATCGGTTTCTAGCTTAAGAAGACACTTAAGCAAGGCACCAGTCCCGTCCAACGGATCGTTGGGGGCTTTGGCCTGGAGGTACCATCCTCTGACTAAGAGGATATCCAGGCTTGGGTGCTTACGATATTTCCCCTCTCGGAGATTGTCGTAAGAGACCCTGCCTAACACCGGTGAAGTTGGCTCTACTATTGGATATTCATTAAGAATACCTTTTAGTAGATTATCCAACAACCGCACCGTTCCATAGAAGCAGCCCTTTTCATAGAGCTGATTCCTTAGGGAGGATGTGGATATTACACCGGTCGCGTCAGTGATCGTGGAAGGAAGTACTTGTCGGACACGAGTGATACTCACATCGCGTCCATTAAAGTACTCTTTCCCACAGGACTCTCTGAACCTTCCGGTCCAGAAAGACTTGTCCAGGCCAACTCGAGCACCAAAATGCTCGAGCGTCTGCACGATCATACGCACGTGTCTACTCGGGACAATCAAATCATCCCCGTAGACGCGCACCTGCCCCGAAAGCAATCGAACATGCTTTCGGGTAAGCGTCACGTTGAGCGACTTCTGAATTCCGAGGAAGATCAAGGTCGTAAAGACCAAGGCTTCCATAGGAAAACAGAGCGCTGAACCCATAGACGCGAACTTGGCTAAACGGATTACTCCGTGGCCAGGAACTTCAGCCCGCCGGGATCTAGTTGCATCGATGGCGTCATGCAGATGAGGCCATTTATCAACCATCTTCCGAACGAGCTGATTGGAGACGCGGTCACTTGCTTCACTCAAATCGAGTGTTGCAGTAAGACCGTCCATTGAACCTTGACGAGCCAGATCCTGATTAGGGACCTGATCGTCAAAGCCAATAAGGCGCCCAAGGAGTCTATCCCTTGAGTAAGCCTCGAGAAAGCATCGCAAGAGAGCCTGTTGTGTATATTGCATACACGTAGGCTCAATTGCAATAATTCTCGGTGTCTTCAACGTCTTAGGAACTGAGATAACCCTCACGGGTACCTCAGAACCAGGTTCGGCGAAAGTAACGTCCTCCAATTCACACATAAAGTGAGAATTTGGAAGGAGGTACTTGTACGCAGGAAAACTGCGTTCAAGTCGTCTAGTCCAAGAGCGGGAGCGGTATTTACCATTACTGGTAAGTTTATCCGCCGTAGCCCCCGGACCATGCTTCGGAAGCAAATTCCCATAATAGACATCTCTGTCCATTTGGGTAAAAAGCTCCGAGAAAAGCAAATCAGATATGCGACCAAACTCAGCCAAATCAATTGGCAAAAGTTGGTCATCT